TGAAAGGCTTCCCCATTTACGGATTGCTTCCACGTTGGTTTTGTACTGAAATCTAAACCAGTCCATGAATAACTAACCCCATCTGTAGTTCCATTTGTTTGAACAGCACTTGGTACCATACTACCGCTGTTCTGCATCTCTATGCCAGTCCCAGCTACACTGTAGCTATATCCTGAATTATAGTCTTTTGATACCACCGATTCAACAATAGTTTGCTGGGTAGTGGTAGTCGAATTCATAGTCCCTGTAGTAAAGGCTCCAGATATAGGAGAAGCTTTTAAAGGGATAGGTAAAAATATAAACAGCAATAACAGCCGTTTCATCAGTCTAAGGTGAGCCCGACTACAAATTGACCAGTAACAGTAGTACCAGCTCCCCCTGCAACCATTGTAATATCATTTTTAGTATCAATAGTACCAGCCAGTGTTCCTGCTACTCCTGCACTTGTACTTGTGAGATCACCGAATGGGCTTGTCTCACCGACCGTCAAGCTAGTAGCTACCGTATCTCCAGCTGTATAGCTACTGGAGAAAGCGAAAGCGTCCCCAGCAGTTGATTGGCTTGCTGTGATTGCTGTATAAGCGTTTACTCCATTTGTAGCTGCTCCTAGACCACCTACACTACCAGCTGTTGTTCCGTCGGTAGTAGTGACTCCTGAACCACTTATACTCATTGAGTTTCCGATACGATCTGCTGCCGTAGCTGCTGCCGCAACCTCTAGTTTCACTGATGAACTGATCGAATGATAGATATCTGCTTTAACACTAGGGGTTAGTAATAAGATTAATAATGGGAAATACTTAACCATTTTTCTAAAACTAGGATTTTATACTTATAAGTTTACATGAAGGTAAACTTAGTATGTATAGCACTAATAAAATGGCTGAAAATTTAAAAGAAAAACAAGAAAAAAAAGGTGTTTTTTCAAAAATAAAAGAGAATCTTGATGATAAAGAAGAGCAAATGGCTTTTCTTGGTACTTTCATCAGGCTTGGAGTGATGGTTTGGGCTGGATTTATAATTTCTTTAAACTACATCACATTGCCTGGTATCACTGAAGATAGAGAGGTCAAGGACATAACTTTTATAGCTTCGGTGTTCACAGGTTGTTTAGCTTCATTTAATATCACTCCAGGTGGTAAAAAGAAGAAACCTGATGATGTTGGTGGAAGTAAATCATCTTACCCAACTCAGATCTTGCGTATTGAACAAGCTCCAATTAAAATAGTGACAGACACTACTTCTAAGTGAAATGTATAGCCGACCAAGAAGAAATTGGGGAATTATTGCTTTAATTTCCGTTTTAGGGATATCTAATCTCTCTTTAGTGAATACTTTAATATCTTTTAAGCATAAAAGTCCATATCCAAATTTAAATATCCCTGTTGGTCCTTATACTTCTTATGACTTATCAGCAGGAAAAAATGGATATAGATTAAGTTATAGAGCTAATGATCCGAAAGTACTTACAAGATATAAGAATTTAGAAGAACCAAAAGGAGTATTTGGTAATAAGAAAGCAATATTAAATTTAGAAGAAACCTACACTATGAAAGGGGAGGTAAAGGAACAGGTAGAGGGAACCGTAATGACTGAGAAAGACTTAGCTTGCCTCAAGATAGAAGGTAGTGGAAACTCTACAGGAAGGGTTGTAGGAGCCTCTGTAGGAGTTAAAGCTGCACCTGCTTTTAGTGGCATTCCAATTGTTGGTTGGTTAGCTGCAGGATTCGTAACTATGTTTGCACAGGACAAAGGATCTGAGATAGGAGGTCAGGTAGCCAGAGACTTTAATGATTGTTAATAAGTTGTTCTAGGGTTATACTCTAAGTAGTTACTTATTAAACATGTCTTGCGGATTGGAACTCGAAAAATTACAAGATTTTGCTAAACAGCTTGAAGAACAAAGTAGTACTTTAGCAACTCAAATACAAACACTTGAGACACAACTAAAACAGGCTCAGAATTCTTATTTAAAGGTTATGGGTGCTCAAGAGTTGGTGGCAATTCAAATTAAAGAAGCTACACCAGCTGAAGAAGCTGCAGCTGAAGTTGTGCCAGAGGCAAGTGGTGATTAAGATGCTTAGGGAGATGACGAAAGATAGATATAAAGCCTTACAATTACTAGCAGATCATATACGCACCCCTTCAAAAGATTTATCTTTGAATGCAATTTTTAACGATGTTAAAGATGAAGATCTTAAATGGGTTACAGACAAAATTCATTATTATTTATTAAGACTTCTTGAGGATGCAGACTACGAAATAGAAGATGATGTGGAGTTAGTTTCATTAATGGAGTAATCAATACATTTGTGTAAGTTTGTGCAGCATAAAGTTTCTACAAGGTTGCAAAATACATGTGATTCACTGCGAGCAAGATTTACTAGCAAATCTGATTGAACTTTCTCCAAAGAACGCTCGCCATAAATTTCGACAATGTATTTTTGAAGCTTGGGATTGGAAATGTGCTTATTGTGATAAGGAGCTAAATAAAGATACTGCAACGATTGATCATATACTTCCAAAATATAAGGGTGGTCATAATGTTAAATCGAATATGATTTGTTCTTGTTCCAAATGTAATAGATTAAAAGGATCTAATCATCTAGAAGATTGGTATAACCCAACTTATAAGTTTTACCAAGAGGAAAGACTTGGTAAAATAAAGTACTGGATGGAACAATCAAGTTCTATCAAAATTTTATCCTCGGATAAAGCAACACCTTATATTACAAATGATTTCGACATCGGATGGGTCGCTTCCTGAAGACCAAGCAAAAGTTTTTGCAAGACAGTATGCAAAAGAAATTCAGGAAGAAAAGGATGAAGCAACTAAAAAAATAGTTGATGAAAGAAACTATAAACCTGGAGATAATGCTCTTAGAGGTTTAGTTGGTCAAGATTTAAATTCCAAGATACAATCAGGACAGATAAAAATTGTTTAAATGGCTAGTCCAAATCCAAAAGATGTTCAGGTAGTAAACGAGCATCTCGTCCAGTGTTTAAGAGATTCAGTGATGGTTATAAATCAAACTCAAATAGTTCATTGGGGACTGCTTGGTTCAAAATTTTACCAAATTCACCTTCTTACAGGGGACATCCAAAATGAAATGGTTGAAGGAATAGACAACATTGCGGAACATATAAGGTCTATAAATGTAATGACACCAGCCAGTGTTGTAGATTTATTATCATCAAGACTAAAAGATATAGATGTTTCCGATCCTTTTGATCAAGATAAGATTATCTTAGATTTGAGTACTGCTCATGACATGCTTGCAAGTTTCTTTGAAGAACTAGCTAAGTATGCTGGAATGGTTGGCGATGATCTCACACAAGATTTAGCTGTAGAAAGAGGAAGAGTCCATAAGAAAAATCAATGGCATCTTAGAGCTACAATGACATATATGACTACCAATAAAGAAAGAACAGATGTCGAAGAGGGCAAAAGCTAAAAAACTTTCTAAAGAGCATTTGAAATGTAATAAACCTAGAAAGACTCCTAGTCATAAAACGAAGTCTCATGTTGTAAAAGCATGTGATGACGGAAAAGAAAAACTTATAAGATTTGGTCAGCAAGGGGTAGAGGGTGCTGGTAAAAACCCAAAGACAAAGAAAGATAAAGCAAGAAAGAAATCATATTATGCTAGACACAATGCTCAAGATTCCAGTCCTGATAAGATGTCAGCCAGATACTGGTCACACAAAGTTAAATGGTAGTTAAATAAGACTCCAGCTTCTCCACCATTTTGTAACTATATATTTGTTACCTATCTCAGGAGGTAAAGCTTCATGAAGAGTTTTAAAATTAGGAATACCATTAAAATACAAGTTATTCCAAGCTATTAATAAGCCCCTTTGTGGTTTTATTTTTAAATTTAAATGCTTAAAATAAGTTTCTCCTCCTTTTTTTACATCATTTAGATATATCATCGTTGTCCAAGTTCTTTGTCCCATCCATTCACAGTAAGTTTTATATTCTGGTGTGAAAGGTGTAAAGAAATCATGATGCTCTTTATAGTATTGACTAGGAAAATACTTCTGACCTTGCATATTTTCACCGAGAAAAGGATTTAAATTTAATAATTTTGATAGTTTTTTATCAATTTTGAGAAAAAATGGATCTTCAAAGTAACCTAAACTTGCTGATTGACTAGTTCTGTAGTCATTTGTCAGACAGGAATCATCTGCATCTGCAACTGTTGAGGCTGTTAATCGAGAGTTGATACAAGTAATGAGGTCAGTACATTCTTCTTCTGTCAGAAAATTTTCATATTTAAAGATTTGTGTGAAAGGGAATTTAATTTTTTCACATTTTTTTGTTAATTCATTGTTATAAAAATCTAAATAATTAATCTTTTTAGGTTTCTGTTTAAAAGAACAGATGTCAATCATAGTCTTTACTTGTTTATCATTAAGTTCATATCTTTCTTTAAAAGTACGTATCACTTGCTTTTTACTAGCTCCACTTAAGGAGCATTCCATAAAGTTTTCGATTACTTTTTGTAATTCCAATCTTGAGTTTTAGTAGTCCTAAAATGATTTTAAACGTGAAATCTCATTATGGAAGTAGTTGCTGTTAGTTTTATCATTTTATTTGGAAGTACATATGGGGTGGGAACGATTTTGTTAGGTCGAGGTAGATACAGAGACATTGATTAATTGCTCATTAATTCACTGTTGGTAATATATGTATAAAGGCTTTTATTCATATGGATGTTAACCTTCCGGTAGATGTAGAGTTTTCTATTCATGCTGCGTCTTTAGCAATTCAAACTTTAGACCGCGTAGAATTAGAAGAGGCATTCATCGAGCTTTTACATCAAAAAGCATTAGATCGTCAGATGTTTTACAACATTATGAAGGATCACGGCATTGATGCCAACATACAATTTCAGCTTAGTACTGAAGGGCAAATTTCTTAAAAGAACATGGCTACACGAACAATTGAAGCAACTCTAGATACATTTAGTGTTGATGCTGGATCTGAGATTACGTATCTTGGTCCTACAGCAGCTGGTAATAAAGGTGATGCTGTAAGAGGATTTAGAGTAAATCCAGGTTCTACAGGGGACATTAAGATAACTCTTGATAGAACTGAAGGTGTAAATACAATACAAATATTTCAAGAAGATGCATTTTCTACAGGAAGTGCTCCTACTGGTTATAAAAAATTCTTTGATATTGCCAAAGCTGGTAAGGGTAAAGGAGCTGTTGGTGTAACAGTTACTAATGCTGCAAAGAATTATGTTGTTCTTTTAGGACTAGATGGTTACTCTGAAGTAAGCTATAACGGATCTGTTGTCGTCCCTTAAGTATTCATTTTTTACAGAAAAAGGATTTCAATTAACAAAAAAATATACAATTCCTAGAACATCTTTAGGATTAGATCAATATGCGTCTTATAAAAACTTTGGTGAAGATACTTGGAAGATAGGTTACGGAAGTGAGATTATTAATAACCATGCATTAAGTCCTACTGACAGAGCTTCTCAGGATGAAATAGATAAACAATTTTATGAAGATCTTAAGAGTTTTTCAAATGAAGTTCAGAGATATGTTTTTGTAAATTTAAATAAGAATAAAAGAGCAGCTTTACTTAGTTTTGCTCATAGTATTGGTATTTGTTCGTTTAAATCTTGCAGATTACTAGATTTGATTAATAGTTATGCCTCTAAAAATAAAGTAATTAAAGAGTGGAGTCCTTATATAAATCGTATATGGGCATCAGGAGGTGATTTAATGACCTCTAGGAGGCGTACAGAGCTTGATATGTACTTTGCACCAGATAAAGAGATACCTACCTTCTATCGCCATAAATGCCACGCTAAGGTTTGTTTATTGAATATAGCTGAAACTTATAACGGATCTGCAACTCAAATAAAAGGAATTGAGTATTTAGAAAAGAAAATTAAAGAATTTGATCCTTCTGGGGAAACTTTACGGCAGTTTTTTCGCTATTGGAACAAAACTCCAAGTGGTCTAGGATCTCCTTCGCGTCGTAAGGTCGATCCTTAATCCAATCGAGACAATCCATAATTAAAAGTTCTCTTGAGTAATGTTTCTCAAATTCATCCCATGTAATACCTGAATCAGGTGTAGAAGGTGATGGTGTCTGTACTGAATCCTTTTCCATAAATTGCTTTTGTTGTTTCGAGGATCTCATTGTTTTGATCTTTAGCCATACTTATTTTTAACAGGACTAAATATCCAATCAAATCATTCACCACATCTTCATCAGTTGCTAATAAACCAGCCCCTTTCATAATTCTGTTTAACTTATCGTCAATACGCACTAATAATTGTTCTGTAGCTGAAGATTTACTAAAAACTCTAGATGGTTTTAGAGCAGAGTCACCATACTTTCTATTTTTGTGAATTAAAAGTTCTTTAATATCATCACAAATTCCACTAATCTTTAATTCAGTTTCATTCATAGCCATGTGTAGCTCCAATACAATAGATGTATGAAACCTCAGTCTACTTCAAGTTACGACGTTGACAATCGTTACAGATTTTACAAGTCATTAGATTCAAAGTCGGATATAAGTTCTGATAGGCGTGGTGTAAGACCTGCATCGGATGATAATAACTCTAAAAATTTTTTAAATACCTATATAGGTCAGCTAAGGGACATGAATTTCCCTAGACAAATGATCGATTAACAAATTACTTTACCAATATTCGAAAATATCTCTTTAAATCTTTGTGTTTGGTTAAATCCAAAAGAAATTTCAGGTAAATATACAAAGTAACCCCAACTTATTGGAGAATCTAAACAGATAAGATCTTTTCCATGTATCAAATTAGCTCTATTTGTAGGTACACATACAGGGAAATCCCACATTTCAGGACAAGTTCTAATCATTTCTGGATATGTAGTGAAAAACAAAGCTTCTGGAATATTTCTTAGTTTCCATTCTTTAAATAATCTTCTAAACCAAATAACAGAGGGAGCCTTAGCTCCATGACCGGCTGATAAACTCCATCTCCATGTGCCTCTTTTCTTTGCGAAGGAACATCTTCCATATGTTGGAGGAAACAGATAAGTTTTACCTGTCCAAGGTTCTTCAATATTTAAACCATCATCATCATACGTATAAATTTTCTCTGCTTTTAGAAATTGATTATTTGCGTCATATGTAGAGCAAGGATCTAAGTCTATAGTTCTTAATAAGGCATCTATATAAGGTAAATATTCGCAAGGAGTAAGCCAATCATGAGAGATATGATCTACTTGTCCTAATGATCTCTTACTAGCACCCCATGATCCTCTAGTCACATCATTTTAAAACTTGCACCCTCACTGTCAATTTTGTAGTGAACCAAAGACATCTCTTTTGCATCTTGGATAATAAATAAGGCTTCTTTATCAGGATCTAGTTTTTCAGCTCGTGTTATAGCTTGCTTCATTACATCTGCAGCTCCTTCCATATCACGCTTATTAAGGTCATCTACTGCAGTTATTAGATTATCTACAGTTAGATAAAACATAGATTTCTTTTCATCTTCATGTTCTGGGACATAAACCATAGCTCCAGGACCATCGTTATGATAAAACTTGTAATAGTATTCGCACATATCAGCACATACTCTTTCTATTGTCAGCTGATAAAGTTTTTTTTCATCTTCACCTGTTGTGGCACCAATTAGTTTTTTGAGTAATTGATTTCTTCTGCTAGTCATTTAGTTTCCTCATCTGTTACATTTTTATCATTTTTTTTCTCTTTGTCAATTTTTATAAGATCATGCAAACCTGATTTTTTAAGTGTTTCTAATAGTTTTGGTAGCGGTCTGTATAAAACAACAGCTTTTTGCATATTTCCTATTTTTTTAATTAATTTGCCATTTTTATCTCTTAATTTTGTTAATTCTCCTTGTCTAATTAAATATTCAGCGACACATCTATATCTTCTTTTCTCAGCTAAATTTATTTCTGGATACCTATCACAGATAGTACTGGTCTTCATATCACTAAATGTCAAACGTATTTGATCAGCTAATGATAATCCTAAAATTAAATCTTTTGTACTTGTTTCGTAACTTGACACTAATTCTAAATATCTTCTAAGATCTTGATTATTAAAACTTCCTGATGGTGGTATAAATATTTCTACTTGTTCTATAAGAGATTCACAAATTTTTTTCTTATAATTTTTTGTTGTGACTGAATTTATATCTAAATCTACAAATCTGTAACTCTGATATAAATTATCAGGGTCTTTGTGTGGTGCATAATTTGTCGTATCTAAGATATCTACCCAGTCCTCTAATTGTTGTTCTTCCATGCGAGGACACTATCTGTACAAATACTAGCTTACTTTTCCCTTTCATTCCATTGTTGTCTATGACTTATCAGTAAAGACCAGATGTAGAAACGCTTTATGCTTACAAAATGATCTCTAAATTTTATATGTTCGTCCCAATCTTCTCCATATAATTCTGTTAATCTTTTCTTACACTTTTCCTGTGATCCTCCATAATTTGTTGCTTCCCAGAAGGATTTAGCTAGTAGCATTTCTTGAAGTGTGCATAATCCCTCTAGTTCTAATATGGACAACCTATGTAGAAGTTGGCTAATATCAGAAAGATATGGATATTGTTCATCATGCGTCGCCCGATTACTTACGCTGAATTGCTCTTGATTTTGTGCTTGCTCCCTGTTGGATACTTCGGGGCTAGTCATTTATACGAGTTTGTTACAGATAGAATCACTATAGAAGTAAATTTTAAAAAGTAAAATGGGTGGAAGCAAACCATCACCTCCAACAATAATAATGCCTGAAGAGTCTAACCCTCAAGCATTTCAGACTATAATTCCTCAGAAGAGCTATAAAGATTTAGCTGAATCTATGAGAAGGACTGAAGGAGAGATTAATCGTGTAATGGGTCAAAGATATGACGAAGTAGGTACTCCACAGGAAATAGGAGCTAGAGCTAAAGGTATTGAAATGCAATCCGCTGGTTCTTATTTAGCATCATTACCTAAAGGTCCTGCTGATGAGAGTTTTAAAGAGACACCAAGAGAATTTCCAATAAAATCTAATAGAAGATCAACTTTTGATACAGTTCCAGGTTCTGTAGCTGGTTATGGAAAGGCTAGAACAGGTACAGGAAGTGTAATGCAGCAATCAGATCCTGCTCGTGAAGCAGCTAAAAAAAGATTTGATGACTCAAAAGTAGCTTATGCAGAAGCAGT